GTGGCAATTGTGGTGCCTTGCGGGAATGTTAATGCACCACTGTTGTTAAATGTCCAAGTATGAGCATCTGTGCTGTATTTTGTAGCAATAGTAGCGCCATTGTTGTCAACCCACATCCATGAATCTTCATCCTTGCCTGCTGGGCTTGCTGGGCCTGCTGTGATACCAGCATAGTTGCCTGCTATAGTTTTTAATGTGGCACCGTTGATGATACTACCATCTGGCAATGTCACCACACCACCGTTGGTAACACCTAGTTCGTATTGATTGTTAAGTCCTGGATTGGGATTTTCATTATACAGTTTGCTGGTAGTAATTTTTCCACTATCTAGTGAGTCAGTAAAGCCTTCACCAAAGTCGGATACGGATAGTCCGCCACCGCCTGTCTCTTGCTCGTTAAAATAAGGAAGTGAAGTCCAAGCAGTTGATCCGTCACCAATTTTAATTTTGTTATTGGTTAAATCTAAGCCAAGTTCACCTTGTGCCAGCGTTGGGTTAGCACTGGTCCAGTTCGCGCCCGAATCGCGTCTAATTTGTATTTGTGTTGGCATTTATAGTTCCTTGTCCTTAGAATGTTGAAGTAGCACTGCCGCCGTCGATGACAACAGTTAGATTTAATTTGTTTTGTTGATCATTGTACGAAACTGCCACGCCATTGTGTGTTCCGTTAAGAAACATCTGAGACGCATAATCTTGGGCAAGTTCCGTGAGACTGTTTACTCCAGTAGTATTGTACAATTCGTCAAAATTTTGATTTACTTTATTAAACGCATCACGGATGATATCTCCATCTCTAGTGTTTGCGCTAGTACCAATGTTTATCGTTTGTTTTGCCATTATTTTTCGTCCTAGGAGTTACATTAACTAGTATTTATCGTGCGCTAAATATAATACTATGCCACGCTTATCACTTTACCGCCCACAAAAAGGGGCAGATTACAAGTTTATTGACCGCACTGTCTACGAGATGTTTCAAGTGGGCGGTGTAGATGTGTTTCTGCACAAATATATAGGTCCTGCTGATCCCAGTGATCCCAACAAGGCCTTGGGAGAAACCACTATCCAAGACGTGCTTTTTTTAGAAAATCGCGATAGAAAATACGATGCAGATGTTTATACTCTACGCGGCGCTTACAACATTCAAGACACGGATTTTAACCTCAGTCAATTTGGCTTGTTTTTGCAAAACGATACTGTATTTTTAACAGTACACATCAACAACAGTGTAGATACCATTGGGCGAAAAATAATGAGTGGCGATGTGGTAGAATTGCCCAACTTAAAAGATGAGTATGCGTTAAATGATTTTAAAAGTGCTTTAAAACGATACTATGTTGTAGAAGATATCAATCGAGCCGCTGAAGGATACAGTGCTACTTGGTATCCACACCTATACAGACTAAAATTAAAACCCATTGTTGACAGTCAAGAGTTTAAAGATATTCTTACTCGTCCAGAAGATGAAGATTTATTTGCCGGCGACTGGAGTCAAGAAAGAACATATTATGCTGGCGAAGTGGTAAGATACAATGGAACTTTGTATGTGGTCAAACCAACCGTTGGTGCTGAAGGCACACTATTAGAGCCGCCAAATCTTCAAGTTTGGAGTCCGTACAACGACAACACTGTGCGAGATTTAATCAGCACCTATGAAAAAGAAATGCAGATCAATGCTGGTATTATTGCTGAAGCAGAATCTGATGCAGAACTAAGCGGATCAGATACCACGCACTTTTATACATTGTCTGTAGATCAACAAGGTAGATCAGCAGTAGAAACCGCAGACACTGACATAAATGTGGCTAGTGCATTTGACGTTAGCAATACATCGCCCCCTCCAGTAAGAGATGGCTACAAAGGTTACTTGCTGGAAGATGGAATTCCTCCAAACACTTCTGATGGCCAGTTTGGATTTGGTATACAATTTCCCCGTGGGCCAGTCACGGGCGATACATTTTTACGCACAGACTATTTGCCCAACAGATTGTTTAGATGGAACGGCAACAAATGGATCAAGCAAGAAGACAATGTGCGCATGACTCTTTCCAACACTGATGATCGTAAAACGCTCAAGACTTCCTTTATTAATAACAGCAACGTCAGTGGAATTTCTAAAATTAAAAGCGATGTTATTCGTATTGACGAGAACAGAAATCCGTTTTTTGAACCCAGCAACGGAACTGTTAACTTTGTTGTTAGCAACAGTTCATTGTTTATATTGACAGACGTGCCTTATCAAGAAAACATGTTTGTAGAAGTATGGCTAGATGAATCAAGCAAAGCCACTGATATCACGTTATCAGATCAACAGGGATTTTTAGCATTTACAGTTAATCATCCAATTTTAGAAAGCACAATTATACGTTGGACAGCATTCGATGAAACTGTTGACCAACGACAAAGTCTAACCAAGGCTTTGAGAAAAATTAAACCAACGGCGGATAATTAATTATGCAATGGTTCTACGACGGACAAATAAGAAGATATGTAGGACAAATTGTCCGAATGTTAAGCGGGTTTAGATATCAGAGTTTAGACGGTAAACAAACCACTGTGCCTGTGATGTATGGCGATTTAACTAGACAAGTAAGTAACATTATTAGAGAAAACTCGGAGAATAAAATTCCCAGTGCTCCTAGAATTGCTGTTTATATCAGTGATTTAGCCATGGACAAAACTAGGCTAGCAGATTCCACTCACGTTAGTAAAATTCATATTAGAGAACGTGAAAAAGTTTTTGACAGTGCTGGCAATTTTGTAGAATACGGTGTCACACAGGGCAGTGGATATACAGTAGAACGTCTAATGCCTACACCATATAAACTAACTGTCAAAGCCGATATATGGAGCACTAGCACTGATCAAAAATTACAGATTTTAGAACAAATTTTAATGTTGTTTAACCCCAGTTTAGAACTGCAAACGTCTGACAATTACATAGACTGGACCAGCATCAGTGTGCTGGAAATTACTAATATTCAGTTTAGTACAAAAAATATTCCAGTGGGTGTTGACAGTGACATTGAAGTAGCATCCATAACATTTGAGACTCCAATTTATATCAGTCCTCCTACCAAGGTCAAACGATTGGGTGTTATTCATGATATTATTATGAATATACACGATCAAAACTATGACATAGATATCACTGAAAAAATCAATATAGGCGGGTTTGATATTTTTGTCTATTATAATACTGACACCGGACAGTACAATGCAGAATTGTTAGATCCTAAAACTGCACTGGTTGTGTTAAAGGAAGATGCGGCAAAATTATGGCAGAAAAATGGTGCTGAAGTAAATTGGAGAGTATTATTAGATCAATATGCTGGAAAATTTAGAGCCGGTAGTACACAAATTTTCCTAGAACAAGCCACTGGAAATTATATTGTTGGCACTGTGGCATTGAATCCTGCAGACGAAACAAAATTAGTTATTAATTTTGATCAAGACACTTATAATACCAATACTCCTATTCTGTGTACACAAACAGGCATTACTAGAACCAATGTGGATGCAATCATAGATCCTGAAACTTATAATCCTGGAGCAGTCACAGGAAATCCTAGATATCTAATATTAAATAATATTGGAAATAATACGTCAGCCTGGGGCAACATTACGGCCAAAGCCAATGACATCATTGAATGGACTGGCACACAGTGGGTAGTTGCACAAGCCTCTGAAGATATTGATCAAATAATTTATACTACCAATCTCAGAACTGGAGTACAATACAAGTTCGAAGACAGTGAATGGACTCGTGCATTTGAAGGCGAATATCAGAAAGGTTCCTGGCGTATTGTGCTTTAAATAAGTACTGTTATGACCAGCATTAGAGAACAGATTGTTTGTAGCGGCGCACTATTTTACGCCAAGTCTACACGAAGATTCCTACTGTTGCAAAAAGCCACAGGCAAGCATCGCGGAACATGGGGGCTTGTTGGTGGCACCAACATCGAAGGAGAAACTGCTTGGCAGGGTCTCCAGCGTGAAATATCAGAAGAAGTTGGCGACATACCTGTTATTATTAAAACAATTCCTTTGGAAACATTTGTCAGCAACGACAGTGTGTTCAACTTTCACACATATCTCTGTGTAATAGACAACGAATTTATTCCTACATTAAGTAGTGAACATCAAGGATGGGCATGGTGTACTGTAGACGGTGCTCCTAAACCATTACATCAAGGTCTTAGATCAAGTTTTTCAAATAAAACTATAAGAACTAAATTACAAACAGTATTTGATAT